TCCAGCACTGTAACGGCGTTTAAATTGGTTTCATGCTTTTGGTACCATGCTTTTAACATGGCAGTTCTTTGAGTTTGTGTCTTATCCCAACTACCTTTTTTAAATTCTTCTAATGGTATGAAATCAAATAAATGTAGCACTGCATCTTTGGCATCAGCACTTCCTTTTCTGTGTACCTGTTTCATAAGGTCTTGAAAGTTCTCACTCATTACTTCACCATCTAGCACCAAAGGATATGGTGGTGGATCTTGTTTTACAACTGCTGATATTTGTTCTTGTATGTGTCCAAAGTTTGTAAACTCTTTGCCATTTCTACTGAACATATCAACTTTGCCATCTGGATACACAATAGCCAAAGTTCTAACACCATCCAGTTTTACTTCTAACATCTTCTCACCCACCAACTTCTTTTCATGGTTTGCAGAGTCATGGGCAAGTTGGCAAGTAAACACGGGCACCATGTACTTGCCATACTTGTTCTTTTTTGCTACGGAGTTCACAGTTTTTTCTGAAACACCACAACGCAAATCTTTAATTAATATTCTTCTATAAAAGCCATTCCATTGTTCTGCTGTCGCTGAACTCATCACAAGATTAATTGCATCTCTGGCATTGTGTCCAGTCAATTCTCTCTTGTTTAATTTGACAGCAAGGTCTTTGAATACATTCCAAGGACAACCTTGACCTGCTACAACTTCATCTTTTGTTGGAACTTGTTTTACTCCAAATGTGTATAACTTGTCCAAACACATCTTTAAACCTTCAAAGAACTCATCTAGTCCTTCGTGCATAGCATCTAATAATATCTTCTCCTTTGCTAGTCTACTATTGTCTGCTTCTAGTTTTGCAATAACGTCTTGTGGTTGTGTTCTCATATCAGTTTCACCAAAATGTATATTTGTAAAGCCAACACCGCAATAGGAACGATTGTTCTAATCAATTCCATAGTGTGGTTGTATTCGTCCAATTTTCTTTCCAATTTGTTTCTTTTTGCTTTTTTCATCATTAATATTATAACTCCATTATACAGGTTTTAAAACAGTTTGTTTTGCCATTTCTTTCCAATTTTCTGGAAATGCTTTTGCCAAATCTGCAATTTTAAGCACAGTTCTAAGACTGATCTCTCTCAATTGTCTTTTGTACTCATCAATAAACGCAACAATATCATCTTGCGTTTCTTGTGGTAGCATATAATTTTTAAGCATACCATCAGTAACAATCTGTTTGATCCTTAGTATCTTTTCTCTAATAGTGTCAATTGTCAAATCAATATAATGACATCTACTTTCTAATGCTTCTAAATGGTCTCTCAACTTCTTACTCTTTACATTATCAAATTTAATATTTGTAATAAAGATTACAGAACCAGCAAATTCAAATGTATCAGGCACACCCTCTCTTCTTAACATATGGGAGTCTGTGTTCCAACATATTCTTCTAGTCTTTTTAGAATCCAGAGCCGCCTTCAAAATATTCAAACTCAAATCATCTAACAAAATACTATCACAGTCATCAAACACCAAAACATTATCAGCACTTGAATAATTGTAAAGTTTACAATATAGACCAATTGGCGACATAGCACCTTTTACAACTTCATATTTTGGTTTAGTGTTACCAAGTGTAGACACAACTCCATATCTATCTAATACAGTTTCAACACCGAACGATTTACCAACACCTGGAGGTCCTGATACAATCATTGCTCTCACATCACCTTTTTTACAAGCCTTTGTCATGCTGTCTAGTATTGTGAATCTTTTTCTCATTCTTTCAACTGTCTCAGCATCTGATTCTTCTTTTGGTTGTTCAGGTGCAGAATCTCTCAACTGATTCTCATTTGCAACATGAACTTTAATTTTATCTGATGTTGCTCCTGCATAATCTTCAGGATTAACTTTTACTGTGATGTATCCACCTTCTTTGTGTGGATGTGGTTGATAAGGTTTTACAAGTTGAAATGTTTGGTTCTCTATTAATTTGTTTCTGTAAGAACCTTCCAGAACGTATATAGTTTTTTGCATTGTGCCCTTTCTTGCCTATTAATATTGCCTTTTGTTATTCTTAATTTTACTTTCTTTGTCCAAAAAAGTCAAGCATTAATCTGCTCGACTTTCACTGATACAATCTAAACCAAAAGATTCTAATGCCTCTGCAAATGCATCACAACCGATTTCCTTGATACTCATAGATTGTGTCATTCTCCAAGGATGACTTTTTGGCATAATATCGTAGTAAGATATTCTCCAACCACCTTTATATGCTATATCACCAATTCCTTGTCTTTTTAAGAAATTAACGAATTTACCTTTTGCAGGTCTCACTTTAACATTCGCGAAACCACAGTACATTGGCTCCTCTTTGTCCTTCATGTACTCATCAACTGCCTTAACAGCCGCATCTTTGGCAGTGTGCCAAATGTATGTTGGATCTACTTTACTATTCATAAATTTAACTATTTGTTTTTCTTCAGTTTGCATTGTTGCCCTTTCTATGTTAATTAAACTAATATTCTTTTTTGACCGTCCATATAACACGCACCAGTCCATTTTACAACATAATCACCAAAAATGTTACCTCTTGGAGCATTCAAAGTTGGATTCTGCCAACTAGCCGCCTTAAGGATATCACCTTTTTTAAACTGCACACCTTTTGAAGTAGTGAAGTCTTTTGCCGCTAAAAATGAATGAACTGATCTGCTAGTTCCAATGGCAGTAGTAATCTTAATATACTTCTTACCAGGTTCAACTCTAATACTGTCGTTGAACTCATTCTTCATATTTTCATGAACTTCTAGTTGAGTTTTAGTTTGTGGTCTTCCAAAACCAACGTAGTCTTTTTTAATGTTTTCTATGTATTGTTCTATTTGTTTTTGCATGGTGCCTTTCTTTTTGTTTATAATACTATTATAGTGTCTGAAGTACCAAAAAGTCAACCAAAAAGATAGGTCAAAAACGTCAAGGTTTATGCGGGTTTTTAATCGTCGAATGCTTTTGCTTTGGGATTTTTACTGTATTTTCGCCAAATTTTGTGTAAAACATAGAACCAAACACCATTAATACTTGGCTCTATTAGTGCAACTGCACCAGCCTCCCATAGACTTGCACCTGTCATTACACTTACAACTGACATTGCAATTACAATATGTCCTAAAGTGTAAATCAAAGCCAAGGCTAAACTGCTTGTACCCAACAATTTTAGTATGTTAAAAATACCTTGTTTAAATTCACTCATATTTTTTTCCTTATTATAAAATTATAAAGCCTAAATGTTTGAAAGTCAAGCCACAAAAAAAGGCGACATAAAGCCGCCTTTTTTCCAATTTGTAAAAAGTGTTAATTACTTAACTAAACCTTTTGCAATCGCTTTGTATCCAGCGCCTACTACAAACTTAGGTGCTTTACCAGTTCTGTAAACTTTTACACCACTTCTTTTGTTAGTGTTTAAGAATACAGGGATACCTTTGAATCTTAATGCTTGGATTACTGCCTGTGGGTTACCTGCACCAAATCTATTTTTGATTGCTGATGAAGTTAACGCCTGACCAGATAATAAAGCAGATTCTACTCTGTTCTGGATTGTTGCTGTTTTTGTCATTGAGATATCTCCTCTAAAGATATTTTTTATCGTTTTTAACATAATAATACTAATATACAGTCTTAGACTGTTTAAGTCAAGGTTTATTGGAAAAGTAGTTTACCAAATTATTCAAAGATGGACATATCGCAATCCAAAACTGTGGCAACAAGATGTACTCTGTCTTCTTCTCCACCATTGAATGCATTATGGTATTTGGTATTGTCAGTGATCCATACTCCGCCATCTGCTGGCATATGATGAATTACTTCATCGATGCACATACGAGCACCAAAATTTGTTACTATTGGAATATGTAATCTAGGTTCTGGATCCCTATGCCAACTCAATGTCGTTCTAGGCAATTTCCAAAGCAACCGAACCCTACCAAGTTTATATTTTTTGGTAAGTGCATCATACATTTCTTTGAAATAAGTGTCTTCGAATAGTTTTACAAATTCTGAATACTGCACTTCGTCGATGACTTCTTCTCTTTGGACTTCTTCATAGGTGCTGTCTGGTTTGGTCCAATATAAGCCTCTGACATTGCCACCTGTGATTGAATTGGGATCGTTTGGTATTTGCGTCAGACATATTGCATTGATGTCTCTTTCACCTAATGGTGATTGTCTTGCAACTCGTGAATCAACCTCTTTTAATGCTGACTGCATTTGACCAACATCGAACTTGAGTGTTGGATCTCTGTAAAAGCCTTTAGGCATTTTAGTCTCCAAATTTAATACCTTGTGCTAATGGTAATGATTTTCCGTAGTTGATTGTGACTGTGCTTCTACGCATATATTGTTTCCATGCATCAGAACCAGACTCACGTCCACCACCAGTGTCTTTCTCACCACCGAATGCACCGCCTATTTCCGCACCGCTTGGTCCAATGTTAATATTAACAATACCACAATCAGAACCTACTGCTGATGTAAAGGTTTCTGCTTCTTGCACATTGTCAGTGAATATACAAGAACTTAATCCTTGCGGAACTGCGTTATGAATACTTATTGCTTCTTCTAAATCGTTATACTTTAACACATACAAAATGGGTGCAAAGGTCTCAGTCTTAACTAAATCACATTGTTCACTAGCCTCAACTATTGCTGGTCTCATAGTACAACCTTCTACAACCTCACCACCATGAACTGTGTAACCTTTTTCTTTTGCCTGTTGTAAAACTGATTGCATTCTATCTGCTGATTCCTGATTTATAAGTGGACCAACTAGTGTTTCTTCTTTAAAATTATCTCCTACTGGTAAACTTGCATAAGCAGACTTTAATTTTTGTAACAATACATCATACACAGAATTATGCACAATTAATCTTCTTAATGTGGTACATCTCTGACCTGCTGTACCAACTGCACCAAATACAATACCTCTTACTGCTAAATCTATATTGGCATATCTAGATACAATCATACCATTGTTTCCACCTAGTTCATATAAACCTTTACCCATTCTTGCGGAAACTCTTGGAGCCAATGCTTTACCCATTGCTGTAGAACCTGTGGCACTTAACAAATTGATTCGCGAATCATCTGCCATCCATTCTGCTTCAGTTTTATCTCCATCAACAATTTGTAATAAATCTTTAAATTTTTCATCTGGAAAAAAGCATTCACTGATTGCTTTGTCCCATGCCCACTTGCAACGTCCTGTAACTTCAGTAGATTTAGGTGAACCTTTCCATACTACACTATTTCCGCACACCATCGCTATACAATGATTCCATGCCCAAACGGCACAAGGAAAATTAAAGGCAGTAATTACACCCACAACTCCTAATGGATTGTAAACTTCTTGCAATTTGTGTTCAGGTCTTTCACTTTGTATTGTTAAACCATACAACTGTCTAGAAAGTCCTACTGCGAAATCACACATATCAATTGCTTCTTGCACTTCACCAATTGCTTCTGCGTGTATCTTTTTTGCGTCTTTCATAATGGCTGTACCAATCTTCTCAATGTCTTGTCTTAGATGATTGCCAAAGACTCTGATTACTTCACCTCTTTTAGGTGCTGGTACAGTTCGCCATTCTTTTTGAATTGTTATTGCTCTTTCTATAATGCTATCGTAATCATTCCTGTTCATATAGTTTCCCAAATTTATTGCTTGTGAATATTTCAAAAGGAACATCTTCCTGTTTCTGGAATCCTGAACCTTCTAGTTTGCCTTCTGTGTAGGCTTGTACAACTGCACAAACACCTGAAGCCGTTGTTCTTTGAATAGCATTCAAAGTTTTATCTCCGTATATTTTCTTTTGGAATGTTCTTTCCTGCAATTTGCCATCTATCATTCCAATCACAGTAATAAACATCACTACCACATCTTTTGTTGTGTATGGAACTTCTTGATCAAACAGATCAATAAATTTTAATTTGTTGTGTTTAAGATTGAGGTCTTCTAACAAAAACTTCATATTAGAGTGATGTCCTGGATATCTTATTGTTTTGTAACTCATTGTCTTAACTTTGTCGGCATACGTTTCGCACATAGAAGCAACACCACCTGAAGTATTGAATGCTTCATATTTGTTTCCATCGATATTCAAATGTTCCAATCCATCCAATGGTTGTACTTTAATTGCTTTACCATTAGAAATCACATCAACGTCATTAATATATTCATTAATTAAACCTGACGTTGACCATGTCAAATAATAAGCCATACTGTTTGCTGTGTACATAGGCAACGCACCTACTCTCATTTTAACTTTGTCTACTCTACTAAATTGTTTGATTAAATCTGCCGCGATAATGTTTACTGCTCCAGGAGCCAATCCACATTGTGGCATCATGAATGCTTCTGTCTTTAAACCTTTGATGTGATCTGATACTGCAACGTCTTCTGTCAAATCAAAGTACGCCACATCATTTGCCGCACAGGCATCTGCTATTGAAATATTTGCATCATAGGATGCACAACTGACTACTATGTCTTTGTCTTTAATGAATTCTGTTAATGCTGATTCGTCATTAGCATCTATATGGATTGCATTTTTAATTTCTGTATTTGCATCTATTAAAAATACTTCGTGCTTTTCTCTCTTTAAAAATGCATTTACGATCTTGCCGATCTTTCCGGCGCCTACTACACAAATTTTTGCCATTGTCTATCTTCCGTGTTTACTTACAAATTTTTCTGGTCCTTCTGTAATAAATTCAAGACCACTCATATTACCAATATAAACATTCTTCTCTGTGTTATACTGCATTTGTATTTTAACCGTTTTCTCTACTACCACACTTAAGAATTGATTCTCCTTAAATGTTAAGATATCAACTGGCACTTTCTTACCATTGTTGCTACACTCTATTGTACACTTATCATCAAAATGTATCGTTTCCATCATCGTCCTTATATTTGTTTCTTAATTCTTCTGCTTTTTTGTAACTCCAATAATACAAAGCATCTAGCCATATTAGATTAACAACATAACCTAGCATTGTAAATTGCACTCCTAAAAATCTTGGTAGCAGAACTAATCCAAGAAATAGGAAAAATATATAGTTCAAAACTCTTTCGTTAGGTACGTACCAATTTAACCAATTGTACATTATAAAAAATTTCTTCTTATTTTTTCTGCTTTTTTGATATTAATATATCTTCTTTTTTTAGTTTCTCTTCTTTTGAAACTTGGCTTCTGATAGTATTGTCTATCTTTTAATTCTTGAAAAAGTCCTTCCTTTTTCATTTTCTTTTTCATAACACGTAGAGCCTTCTCTACATTGTTATTTCTAACTTCTATTGTAAAACTCAATGCAACCTCCTTTCCTGGTATTTTTCCACATCAATATTTAACATATGCTTACAAATTTCTTTGATGTTTACAGGAATAGGATCATATGAAAGTTCTTCTGGAACAAATAGACTGACAAGTTCACCTTGTTTATCAAATATTAGTGCGTAGTCACCTTCCTGTTTGACTGCTTCATCTAAAGTTGTTTTATCTTTTTTCGACATAGTTTATAACAAATATGCTAAAATATAACATTATTTGGCTACAAAGTCAAGGTTAAAATAAGTATTATTATGGAGATGTTTATATGGCTAAGAAGTCTGACAGATTTATTCGAAGAGAGCAGAAGAAAGCCAATAAACAGTTCAAGAAGCAATCGCGACTAAAACCAAAAAGTGCGATTGAAGAACCTGAAACAGGTACAAGAACTTTTCCAAAATCCCACATAATCACCCTAGATGATCTGACTAAACCGGATTAAGATAAATACAGACTGTAATTTGATTAGATTAGTATCCTAATTGCATTTTATATTTTGCAAATTTTTCTCTCCAACCAAAAAAGTTTTTATTATGATTGGCTGTGGGATCTTTTATGATTTCAACTTGCCACTGATGTACCATTTCGTGTGCAAGTGTTTCTAGGAAGGCTCTCCAAGTTTTGAATCTATGATTCAATTCTATTTTGTATCCAAAAGTTGGGTTATGATATGGCAAAACATTTTGATCGCAAGTGCCTTTTCTGGAATATCTTCCGTCCCAGTCCATATGTAATTGTCCTTGGCAACCTCTTAATCTTTTCACTTCTATCACTGGACGAGTTAATTTGTCTTCGAATAAAGATTGATTAAGAATATTGTACCATCTCACAGCCACAGCATCAGTTGGGAAGTAATTCGCTTCGTCCCCTCGTCTTTCAAGTGCTTTCTTGATTTTAACTTTATGCTTCTGTTTTTTGGATTTCATACTACTATTTAATTAAAAATAGCACCATAAAATAGTGTAAGAAATTAATTAAAGTAGTAGTTTATAAAACTTTTTCTTGGGTCCAACTGTATTTTGCGAGGTTTTTTGCTTCTGCCCATCTGATGAATAGTCCTAATTCCTTGCCATGGGCCTCAATTTCCCAGGGTAGATCCCAGTAATTTGTCTGGCTGTCCACCAAGTTATTCTGCCATCTAGTGGATCCGCATCTGCTCAAATCAACCAACTCTCCCTTGGCATATTGTTTCAAGTGAACCATTTCATGTGCAATGGTCTCCATCACAGTTCGTTTGGAACCTGCACAATCTATGGTCATTGTAAATTCTTTGGGTCTATGATTGGAATCGTCAAAATCAATTTCACCTAATATACCATCTTCCTTATAAAGTGTTTTGGAAAATTCTATATCTAGTGTGATTTTGTTTTTAAGATTGTTAGGAAATAAATGTTCTGCACAATAATCAACAAGACTGTGTGCTAATGATCTAAGGTGTTTGTTTCCACCTGTAATATTGACTAACATTACCCTTTTGCAATTTCCATTGCCATTTGCTTCAGTTCATCTGTTAGGAACTTTATTTCTTCTTCAGGTCTTTTTTCAGCAATGGCTTTTTCAATTTCCATGCTTTTAACCTTCATGGCAGTTAGTTTTATTTTTATATCATCTATTGTGTGTAACATATCTATATAATAACACAAATGATACAATGTGTCAAACTGTTAGAAAAGGCGTATTGCTTGGCTTTTTATTTTATTTTTGGAAACAATGCATCTGTACAGAACAGTTCTACATCTTCTTCTTTTAGTCCAAGCGATTTCATTACTCTTGGTGTGTGTGGATTTTGTTGTTGATTATGACAATAATAGTTTTGTGCTTCTATTGTTTCTTCTTTATTTGCTGTGTTGTTGTATTCACCTATTGAATCAAAATAAACTTTTAAATTGTTCACTGCTAAATCTACTATGGCTTTTGATTCTTCATCAGTGTTTACATTACCCGCCGCAATCATAGAACCACTGAATATGTTCAATGCCCATTGAGGTAATTCTCTTTTCTTACTAGGTACAAACTCTTCTACTGCTTCTTTAAACCAATCTATCAAAGGGTGTGCTTCACCACCTGAACTTTTTGAAAAGTCATGAAAGGCGCCCGTCATTTTGTTTTTACCTGCAATGACATCAAAGCCATATATAGGACCGTTGTTTGTAAGATTAGGAAAAATGCACACGTGCATCATCCACAATCCCTTCGACTCTCTAGCATCTACTACATCTATATGGCAACGTCTACAATCTTCTGTTTGCCAAACTCTGTTGATCCAACCGTTGTCTGGTTGATTAAACTGACTCATTCCTTCTTCTTGAATCTCTTTGCCTCTTGAATCAAATTCTTTAATAATTTGTTCTTGGCAGTCTATTAATGTGTCCCAAATGTAACTCATATCAAATTAGGATCCGTTCTATGATAAATGAAAGGATCATCAGTTTCAATTCCTTTAAGTAATTTTAATCTTGTTTCTAATGCATCTATTGTTGTGTAGATATGTCCTGTATCGTGTTCTTCAATACAACTTTTAAAATATTTTATTTCGTCTTCTAATACTTTAATTTTGATCAGATCCCACTTGCTGGTCAGTCTCTTTTTTCTCGGCATACAATTCCTTGAATAGTTCTGTTGCGTATTCAAAACAAAGTTTGGCTTCTTCTGCCATGCTGTCATTTGTTTTTGATCTTATTATTTCTTTTGTTTCTTTAATATCACAATCAAACTCATACATTGTGCCTTTGCCAGGTGCTCTCTTTTTAATCATTTGACCACCGGATAAGTCACCCATATGTCTAACGTAGATGTGTGCCATTAGTTTTTCAGGATCGTCTTTGATATTAAAAATGTGTCTAACATATCGTTCAGTAGATTCAGTTAATGCAGGATTCTCAGACTGTTTCCATAGTTCTTGGAAGTCCGCTAATATTTTTGGTGCTCTACGCACAGTTGGAAAGTCATTGAATAGACTGTTTGCCATTGCACAGGCTTCTAACAAATTGTATATTGCGTGTTGGTTCCAAAGAAACTTGGCATACATTTCATCAGACATTTTGCCTGACATAAGTTCATGAACGAAGTCTTGTCTTTCTGCTTGTTTGTGTACTTCTTTGGTTAATTCTTTTAGGCTCATTCAGATTCTATTTTTACTTGTAAAGGGAAACCTCTGCTTCTACTTTCATTGGTTGCTTCTGTTCCTTTTTGTTCTGCTATTTCATATGTATATACACCACACACTGCCGAACCTTCGTTGTGGATTTTGATTGTAAGGTCTTTTGCTGTTTCTGGTGTGTGTCTAAATATTTTGACTAGCAATTCAATGACGAAATCCATTGGAGTCACATCATCATTTAACAATATCACTGAATAGTTTTCTGGTTCCTTTGTCAGTGCCTTTACTTTCGAATCTACTTTTACTTCTAAATCTGTTGTCATTATTCCTACTTGTTTAAGTTAGGTAGGGTGTTGCCACCCTACCATATTCAAAGTTACTTAACTTCAATAGTTCTTGCTTTTTTACCTTCTGGAATTATACGTTCCATAGATACTTTTAGCAAACCATCTTTAAGTTCTGCTCCCTTTACTTCTACATCATCAGCAATAGTAAATGATTTTGAAAACCATCTCTTGCTAATACCTCTGTGAAGTACACCATCTGCATCTTTGGCTTCGGACTTATCCTTTTCCTTAGATTTTACAGTCAACATATTGTCTTTGTACTCTACATCTATGTCCTTTTTATTGAAACCTGCAAGTGCAAGTTCCACGTCATAAGTGTATTCACCAGTCTTCACTATGTTGTATGGTGGAAAGTTTGTAGCAGAAGGCATTCTGTAAATGTCATTTTCGAACATTCTTTCAAAATGATCGAACACATTGTCGAATCCTACTGTTACTGGTCTTAATTGATTGAATATAGATAGTGCTTTATTTGTCATCGCTTTTCCTCCTTATTAAGCAAGTTAATTTAATGTAAGTCCTATCCAAGCAACTTACACTTCTATTTATCACATACTGTGATACTATATTATATAATAACTCATTATAAAAAATCAAGAGTCTAACCATATATTTTTTGTATCTTTTTTACCAAAATCTTTGCTATTATACCCTTCTCTAACTTCAATAGTAAATGATTTGCCTCTGGTATCTGCTTGTAGATGATATTGAAATCCTTCATATTCAACATGGCAAATAACGGGCCAGCCTTCAATGTTTTGATATTCAAGATGTAATTGATTTAATTTTAATCCGTGTGGTCCACCTTTAATCTTTTCCTCTGTGTACCAAACACCTTTTTCGAAACTTTGACCAAATAGATAATGCTTGTTCTCTACTGCATAATGATCGGCATCAAAAGTGCCAGTTTCGATACATTTGATTCCATACTTGCCTAACTTTTCATACTCCAAAGGTATTGAGTGTATTGTGTCCTCAAATTTAAAGTCCTTATCATATTGGTCAATATACAATGTGCATGACTCTGATAATTCACAACCGCTTACGTGTGTGATATCATCATGCTCATACCAATCTCTTTCTAATTGTGCTTTTTTTGGAACTTTATTAAGCATATTCATATCTCTATACTCTGCAAGATACTCGCCTAACTTGTCTTGTCTTTTGCTCCAATAGTTGTATGCATCTTTGGTAACGTGTCCCATGACTGCTTCACCGCCATAGGCTTCAAACCTAAGTTCATAAAACTTTCTTTCGTTTTTGATTTTTTCAATTAGAACTTGTTTTTGTTTAGACGTTGCCATCTAAAGCATAATAACACACTACTCATTTTGTGTCAATGGTGGATAGCCATTCATCTTCGCCAATTCATTGTTGGCTTCAGTTGCCGCTATGCTTGTATTGAAACTCATTGATAATCTTGGTTTCTGCGACTTATTGCCATCTACATAATGAATAACCCAACTAGGAAATATTAATATGTTATTATTCAACGGAGTATACGTGGCTCTTACTGCGGTGATTTGATTGCGTTGTGGCATATATCTAGGTAGATAATATTGTGCTTCGTCCTCTCTATCAAAATGTATTTTGGAATCTGAATCTTCTGGTACATCTATATAGTAGACACCACTCAACACACTATCTCTATGATTGTGAGGTTGATTGTAATCTTTGTGATAGTTTATGTTCCACCACCAATCAGAAATAATTAGGTCAGGCATTCCTGCCATTTTGGTACATTCGTTAAGACATCTCTGAAGTGTGTGTATAAATCTTTCTATCGCCAGAGGTTTTTGATCTAGTAATTCAAAAGATTTGCTTTGCCAACCTCCATAGTTAGATGCAACTTTACCTACTTTATCTTCTTTAGCAAGTTTTTCAACATACTCTTTTATTTCCGTATTATTAACATCTTTCAAATGGTCATTCCATATTACAGTCGGAAACCATAGGTCGGCTTTCATTGGCATTATTTGTTCTCCAGTTCTTTTATTTTGCTAGGTAAAAATTCTAAATCGTACACTCTATTATTGTTTATTAAATTGAATTCAAAAGCACTGCTCCCGTGCCATATGTAATAACAATTTGATTTGTTTAACACATAACCTATTAACCATCTGTCTTTGAATGTGCCGTTGATATCAAATATTATTACATCAACAGCATTAGCAATTTCAATCAACCATTTTAAGTTTTGTTGATCATCTGGGTCTTTAACTTCAAACATATAAACATTGACATCTTTTTCAAATTGTTTTGCTCTTTCATTGAAATCATGCTTAACACTTTCAGCAGGATTGATAAGCAATACACTGGTGTTCTCGTTATGCAACTTGTCAGGCTCTGTGATTAAATTCAGTTTTGGCATACAAATAATTATGCAATTACTCGTACAATTTTTTCCAATGTGACTTGTTAGATTGTTCTTCGTTTTGAACGTATGATTCTGGATATACTACTTGAGTAAGATTTGGTTTTATTCTTCCACCCTGTCCTTGATCTTCACTTGCTTGTCGCCCGTCTCTGCTCTCATTATGTAGTTTGAAGTCTTTTTTTTTGGATCCTCTTTAGCAACTTCTTTCTCTGCTTCTTCAATCATCTTGTTCCATTGCTCTAATGGCATAGGTGGCTCTTCTTCTTTTACAGGCTCTTTCCATGCCGCCGCATATCCAGGCTTATTAATACGATGTGTTTCTAGTTTTTGTTCCGGTTCAATATTTTCTAAAGTGGTTTTTATTTGTTCTTCTACCTTATTATAATCAACTTCTTCTTCTTTGGCTTTACGAGCAACTTCTTCTAATGCTTCTTTTTCTTCTTTTTCTCTTTGCTTAAATCTTTCTAATTGTTCTTCTGCTTCACGTTCTTTTTGTTCCTTCTCGAAACCTTCCATTAGTTCTTCATGCAAAGTTTTTTCTACTGGTGCTTTAGGCACTATAGGTTTTGCATTAGATATCTTGGATAAACTGATTGGCTTACTTGTAACCTCTTTTTGTTTCTCCACTATCTTTGTTAGACTCTGACCACCACTTGGTGCAGGAGTAGGCTTAGGTGCCTTAGGTGTAGTAGGTGGAGTTGGTTTGCTAGGCGTTGGCTTGCCACCTGCGTCAATATATCTCCAACGGAACGTGTACTGCGAAGCAATCAACAATAATACTGCAAGTGGATCAAACACAAATATAATAGTAATAATAACCCATCTCACTGCTTCTTCTAACAAGTCTCTATCTGCTTGATCGCCATACACAAATTCTGCAATATATCTAATTGGACCTACTTCAGATTCTAATTTCATTACTTGACCTTTTAAAGGTTCTATTGCTAATAGGTGTTCATCAATTCTGCCTGTTGCATCAAATATATTTTTTTCTGCTATTTGTATCTGTACCTCAATGCCATCCAGTGATGCATCGTTTTTCGCTCGTAATTCGTCTATCTTTTGTGATGCTTTCTCAATTTGAAGCATTAATGCTTCACGTTCTGGTCCTTGTTTTTCTCTTAATTCTAAACCTTGTTTGACTCTACCAGTACCACCAAATCCCTTATTACGTGATGTGAATGCTTCTACGTCAGCATCTAGCACTTCTATTCTAGCATAAGCATCGTCTATCTTCTTTTGTTCTATTGCTATGTCTTGATTGAATCTATTAACACCACTGCTGTCTTTGTTTTGAATTCTTTCTAATACTTGATTCTGTCTTTCAATGTATTTTTCTTCAGCAAGTATCTTGCCTTCTAATATTTCTATTCTAGATGTGACTGTGTCGCTGGCTAAATTTTGTTCTACGTGTGCTTTTGAAAGGAATCCAAATATACCCATTGATGTGATTAACATCAATACAACCACTGCAATGGATAGATAGGTCTTTAACCACCATGTTGCTCTGTTCCAATACCTATGGAGCCACACTGCGGTGACAAGTTTACCTACTTCTAAGGCAGTACCCATTATGATAATCGGCACAGCCGCCGCGGCAAATATCGCCACAAGTCCCGCAACAGAATAATAAATTGCTACACTTGATATGATTATGGCTACTAGAAATGTCAATAAACCAAATAACATATAAACTCCTCTTAAAGTTTATATATTTATCGGTTAATCCCTTATAAATTGCCAGCCTTGATATGCAACATCTTTACAGGCTGTCTCTTTAAAGTCCCTAGTTTTACTCTTCTTTTTGATTTGTGTAAACACAACTCTGCAATAACCACTGCCATGCGGATAACTTGCTACAATTTTAACGAATCCATGTGTATCATGGTCCATATTGTGCCAACTAACCACTTTGCCTTCCTCCAAGTTGTCTAGTGCAAAGAATACTGCTTTGTCTTGCTTTGCTCTATCTTCTTTACTCAACTTGCCAAGATTGTTTCTTACAAAGTTATACCACACTTCTACACCTGTTCCTGCGTGTGTATAGTTGTGACTTACACTCTTCTGACTAGATAGACTCTTTGTTTTTTCTAGGTTAGTAGAACTACAGGCAGTTAATAATAGACTACTGCCTAGGATTAACCATTTCCCAAGAGCCATCAAATTTTTGACAGACATATCCTTTTTTCCTTATCCATTCGTTTGCGATATACATATCGAACCAATACTCTTTGCATTCTTTTGCTATACCACTATATGCTAGGAAATCCTTTGCACCATCATCACACACCATAGTTTCCACAGTCTTTTTATCAACTATTTCACCTTTGGTATTCTTTATGATGACTGTTTCTGTCTGTGCATTACAATATTGGTCGCTCCAAGGACCACCTGCACTTGCAACAGATTGATATGCAAGGACCATCCCAACCGTGAGTAGTGATAGATATATGATTCGTTTCAGCATAATCTATCCTTACTCAGATTGTTTAAGTACTTTTGCAGAAGTTTTATCTATTGTGCTTTTAACTTTGCTAGATAACTTAATAGAATTCTTTGCTTCTACTAATTTTACAATAGCCTCAACATCTTTCTTAGATATTTTTACTAATACAAAAGACCTATAGTTGTTTTTGCTTGTATTAAACATAGTCAACTTTCTGTCCACAGAATAAGTTCTAAGAACTGTCTGTTTAATCATGTTCACAATGCTGTCTTTCGACTCAACCATACCTGTCATAGACTCAGGCGCACCTTTTTCAGTGTAAATGATAGATGTCTGATTGTTCATCTCACCATTAATTCTGTCAGTGATTTTAGCCTTTGCCTTAAGAACTGCCTTCTTCATAGACATTTCCATATCAGGAGATACTGCTACTGCTACCGCATAGTAATATCCTTTTCTTAATACCCAACCCTCTTTACCAGTGTCTTCATGGTCAAGATACCAAGCAGGTACTTTCTTTGCTTTTGTATTCTCGACTGGCAAGTTTACCATTCTACCTGAACAAGCAGATAAAACGAATGCCATCGCTAATACCATTATTATTTGTAAGTGCCTTTTCATAAGCCTCCTCTGTTTAAGTGTATAGTATATAGGATTTTGGAAAAATAGTCAAGTGTTTTGGTACTTTATTTTTGGTGTGTTTATTGGCTTTTTGCACCAATATTACCAAAATATATTATGCACCATTGAATAATGCGGTAATATCTTCTTTTGATTCTCTAGATTGTACCCAAGCACGATGATAAAAGTTGTCCACGTTCTTTTGTATTAAACTTGTTGCCATTTCTGTTGCTTGTGATTCTGTTAGATATGGACCATAGGTTCTTTTGGTAGTAGGATCCATGGTGTCCATTTTGTTTGGGTCTGTGTGAATTCCCTCTATCACTGTGTATGTAATCATCATCCTTACTTATCCAATGTGTATTCAAAATTTTGCGACCAAACATTTCTTTGTAATAGTTTGGCACCATTTCTTTTATGAAATTTTTCAGCCATTTCTGTCAATGGACTTAATGTGACCAGTCTAGTAAGATGGTTGGAACTTGTAATCATTTTATGCACTTCGTTCACAATCATTCTACCGCCACCTTTTTTCAAACTCCAGACTGTATATGCCACTGCTATTTTGCCTTGTTGTCCTACTCTATGCACGGACTCTAAATGTGCCACTTCACTCAACTTGTCTAATTCATACAAAGTCTTTGGTACTTCATTAGTGTATGCGAAACACATCACAGCCATCAAGTCTTTTCCATATTTGAGACCAAACATTTTTCTACCATGATTTGTTCGCCACGCAACAGGCAGATCAGGTCTTATAGGATCTTTACTGATGTCTATATCCTTGAGTTCAATCAACTCTGCTTTTTTAAGCCAATCAAAACTAAAATTTATTTTGGGTATCTTCATCTGTCTCCTGCTTTTCTGTTATTCCAATGAAATATATGATACCACCCAGTATTAAAACTGAGGCAGGTATACCTAAGAAAAACATTAGTAATCCATGTTCGAAGTCCATTTTTCTCCTCCTTTATGCCATCCTAAGTCTTCAATGTTAGTGCCACCGCAATTAGGACAACACCACCATTCTTCTAATGATTCGTCCTGTGCCAACTCTTGTGCGACACCTTTCCACTTACAGTCGAAACAATACCAGTTCCAGACTTCTTCTATATCTCTGTCCCCTGATTCTCCGGAACTATTCCTTGTTGTTCTAACCATAGTATCATTATCTCCATTAAGTCTGTCATATCACCAAACAATTCATTAATCATTATTTGTTGTTGATACACAATATAACTTAATAATATTATTGTAAATGCTATCACAAGTATTGCAAATCTAAGTAGGTTCATTTGTTACCTTTCATTAATGTAATTTCAGTTGCCGCTTTTCTGCCTGACACATCGTCATCATCAGCAAACACAGGAACCTGATTGCTTTTGTGCATTGTTGCAATACCAATCAATTTACGTTTACCTGAATAAAATATAGGCTCTTGCTTCTTACCACCACTAACAGGAATCTTATTACCTAGTGGCACACCTGTTCTTTCTTCAATAGGCTCAAAGGTAAGGGGTTCACTTGTATTCTTCCTAGGCTTCAACTTGTCCAAACCTCTCTCCTTCAACCACTGTCTGTGTTTTGCTTGGGCCTCTCGCAAAGACTTTGTGTTAGCCAATTTGCGTTTGATTCTTTTCTTCAAAGGTATCTGTATAAATCCCATCTTAATATACTATATGATTAATTTATGATTGTCAAACTACTTTTTGGCGTTTAATGATTTAATTTTATCCAAAATAATAATGGAGTATTGATCGTTTGTGCTCCAAGCCTTAAGTCCATTTACCAATTTTGCATAGTCTATATCACCTGAGTCAAGTTGTTTTGTTCTTTCAACTCTGAACTCTTCATAAGCAGGATGTCTATTCAATATGTCAATAACATCTGCTACACTTTGACATTTTGTTTTGTATTTCTTTACACCAAATTTCGCATTAGGTATTCCCAAAGGTTTCATCTGTGGAACATTATCGTCCCAAGTTCTTACACCAAATAGTGCATTGCCTTCTGTTGCAAATCTACTTGTTCCATAAGCAGATTCTACCACAGCCATTGCAACCAGTATGTCTCTTGGAATTCTTTGATCAGAAGCAGTTGTCCAATTTAGGTAGTCTATACATTTGTTTGTTGCTAGGACAAATCCTGCGTTATCTTTGTATGTGTAATCAGGTTCATGCAAACCAAATTCTTTTGCTAATTGAACCATTTTTAAATCTTCTTCTTTCTGAATTTTCTTTACAACGTAGGGATTAGGTTTGAATGTACCAAAGCCATATGCTAGTCCTATCACTAGAGAAACTAACAATAGTTTTGTAAGAAATGATTTGATTTTAGAACCCGTAGTTCTAGTATCAGACTGTTTTGTTTTAGACTGTGCCTTATTCATACACTTATTATATATTATTTTTAGCACAGGGTCAAGCACTAAAAAGCCGCTATTTTATTGGCTTTTATATGCTGTTCTTGTCTTGTTCACACTCAAAATTTGCAGTTTCTATTTGAAAACCGTAACTTTGAAATGATGTGGTTACTTCGCTAAACTTTACAGATGCGTTTGCCATGCACTCGCTTTTAGTTTTGTAGAATTTAACTGGATCTTCTTCCATTACAACACATGGATTTCCAAGTGTGCATACAATTATAATAACTTTCCACATAATATAATTTACCTTTTTATAATTTTAAAGTTGTTCTTGCAGATATCGTACCAATATCTGCCACTGTCTCTTAACAATTCATTGTCAGTACGAAGTTGTTCCATTCGTTTGTGAATTAAATTCCATTGGTATTTTGTGATGACTTTATCCTTGTCCTGATGTCTATCTATTCTAGACAGCACATCATCTATCAACGGACAGGTAATATCAGGCACCTTAGGAGCCTTTTTCTTCCACTTTGCAAATAGTGTGACTTTGCGTTTGGGTCTAGGCATAATAGACTCCTTTCACAATATTATTTAGATTGTTAATGTGTGAAGTTCTGTGCAAAGATAAGTTATAAGATGTGTTAAAAGTGTGGGAGTCGAAACTCCCACACCTGACTATTTCTGTTGCCCGGCTAGTCTACTCCGCCAAGTGGCCGGTTATTAAGCGGCAACCAATTCCGCATCAGCGAATATGCTGACTGGAACTGTCACTTCTGGTTTAAATGCGTTAGCATTTGTAAAAGATCCTTTACAGAGATCAACTGGTAAACTCCATGTGCTTTTATGCTCCGGTCGAACCTATATCACCCCCTCGAAATAAACCAGACTATTTCAAATGAGCGAATTTGGTGGAGGTGGTCGGTACTGCCCCGACGTCCCAAAAGTGTATTACACACACTTCAACGCCTACAGTGTATTTAAACAGATTTTTATGTGTTTGTCAAGACTTGACTGGCGACCATCTACCATCTTCGTTTCTTACTTTGTCGTTGTGTTCAACTAGTATGGTAAATGTCTTAACGTCTTTGAATTCCTTACCATGTGCGAAAGTAAACTCATGACCTTTGTCAGTTTTACTTTTCCAATAGTGTTGGAAGTCTGTGATAACCATTTTATCTTTTTTAACTTTAATTGCCATGTTATAAACATAGCACATTATCAGTTTGTTGTCAATGGAGATTATCTTTGAACTTTGATATCGGTAGCAACTTCTCTTCCTCTGAACTCTTTAAGTTCGTATTCAATCACCTCACCGTCCATAACCTCTTTAAGGTTAGCGGCTTTAAGTGCTGATATATGAAGAAAGACGTCCTTGCCCTCTATGTCTGGTGTTATAAATCCAAAACCTTTTGCGGAATTGAACCATTTAACTTTACCTGTTGCCATATGTTTTCTTTTGTTTCCTTAGGATAATATTTATAAAAAATGTGAAAAGAACGGTTGCTTGACCTTTAAAATCAAGCAACCATTCGGAATGATTACATAGAGTTTTTCTTCTCTTGTATTTCTTTTCTTCTTACTTTTGTTGCCTTACCTAGTAAGCCAAGAGCCTTTCTTGCTCTCGCCGCCGCCGCTTTTACACCTTTTGTTTCAAAGGCTTCTGATTCAGCGATATAACTTTCAAAGGCTTGTTTTATTTCGTCATGTGTTTGTGACATTGTGTTTCTCCTTTATGATATCATAAATGTCTTTCCAACTATTTGCTCGTTGGATGTTCATTTGTTTGTTATTATAACTTCTATTGTGTGGTAGGTCAAGTAGTATTGGAACCAAACCCAAAACCTTGCCAGATTCAACATTATCGGGTTTGTCATCTATCCAAATTGTTTCCATATCAAATTTTTGGAGAGCATAATACTTGCCTTGACCTGTTTCCAAAAAAGTGAAGTCTTCAAATACATCACCAAAAACTTCCTTAAGATTATCTTCCCTTGCTCTGTTTGCCACTTTGTTTGTTGTTTGAGATGATACAACTGAAAACTTGTAACCCTCTTCTGCTAACTTGGTGACATACTCTACAGCACCATCCATAGGCTCTAAATATCTCATATAGGCACTTTCATTGAACACAGAAATATATGTGTTTAATGCTTCTGCTGGTACATCTGGATAGTGTATGCGTAGGTCAAAGTGACCTTGATCTTTCTTTGTTAACCCTTGTCCAACCATGAAGTCGTCAAATGCTTCTTCCCATTTGAGTAATACTCCATCAACATCTATACCTATTATTTTAGACATTAAGATAATTTTAATCCTGTTGTGCCTTCACCGTATTTCTTAGCCATGTTTACTTCTGTCTTTGCCCAAGTCACAACATTGTCTTTTACTATTTTAAATTCGCCATGCTGTGGCACTGTAAACATGAATGGTCCTAGACCAACTCCACTTGGTAGATTAACTATTGCCATAGGTCTTTGAACTGTAATGTAATCACTATCATGTTCAATGAATCTTGCAACAATTTCCTCTCCGCTCATTAACTTGATTGATACGGTATCATTTGCATTAATATCACTCATTTGATTCCTTTTCTAGAAGTGTTTTTAATTCTTGGTATCCACCCACATATGCATCGTCTACAAATATTTGAGGGACAGTTCTTGCACCTGGCACTGCTTCTTGCAACTGCTGTACAGTCCAAGTTCCATGTGCAATATTTCTTTCTTCGTACTCAATGTTTTTTGATTTGAGTAAGTTTTTGGCTTGTTCACAGTATGAACATCCAACGTTGCTCCAAACAACTGCTTTAGTTATCTTTGACATCTGGTATCTCTATTGCTCCTATTCCTTCGTTATGAAGTTCTTTTATTTCTTTGTCGGTTGCTTTACCGTATATATGGTCATCACGTTCTCCCAAAGACGCTTTACGAGCCTCCTGGGCAAAGTTATCTCCAACGTTTTCACAGTTTTTTTCAACCCACGTTTTTAAATGTTTAAATGCTGACCTACTATTGAAGAATGCTTGATTACGTTTTTTGCCTTTGGCTTTGGTTTTACTGCTGACATTGGGAGCCATAATTGCTCTGCGAATACTGATGTTATCACACATAGGACAAGCAACCAATCCTTTTTGCTTTTGTTTTAGATATGATTTTTCGCTGTCAAACCAGCCTTCGAATTCGTGATCGTTTTTACAGATTAAATTATACTTGGGCATTGTAATCTTCAGGTTTAATGTTCTTTGAAGTGTCGTCATTTCTATCTACAAGTAGACTGATAAGAAAGACTGCTAATCCAAAACCCATTATTGCCCAAAGAAATATTCCATCTCTCGATGTGAGTAAGTGAACTAACACTTCTAGTCCATTCATTGTGTTGTAATCAATCATTATAAAGAAAACTTCTTAAACTGTCCTTTTTGAACGTCTTGCTTGATGCCGCCAATCAAATAACTTTCAACTTCTGTTTCTTGTGGAGCAACTTGAAGACCTTTTGATGATAGCCAGTGCTGTGTCCATGGAAGAGGATTTTGATTTGCACCGACATCGTAAATTGGATCAAAGCCTAATGCTCTTAATCTTTTGTTACAGATCCATTCTACATATTGTCCTAATAATTTTTCGTTTAATCCAATAATCGAACCATCTTTGAATAAATGTTTCGCCCATGCTTTTTCTTCTTCAACACACTTTTTAAACATTTCAATAACCTGTTTGTCTAGACCTTTGATAACTTTGCTCATACCTTTGTCATCACCTTTTTGCCATGCTTTGATAACGTGAGTAGACAAGTTCAAGTGTGTTGCTTCATCTCTTGCAATCAATGAAAGTATTTTTGCTGATCCTTCCATAAGTTTAAGTTCACCAAATGCGAATGTACAAGCAAATGATACATAGAATCTTAAACCTTCCAATAAGTTTACATTTACCATTGCAAGATATAATTGTTTCTTTAATTCATCTATATCGCCTTTGCCACGCACTACCCAATCCTGTGCCATTTCACCAAAACTGTCATAGTTCTTTGTGACTGATACTGCACGTTTTAAAATTTCTTTGTCATTTAAAATAGTGTCAAATACTTCTGATGGATCAGGGTAAACATTTTTCATTATGTGAGTGTATGCTCTTGAATGAATTGTTTCAAAGAAGTCCCAAGTTACAATACAGCCTTCTAGTTCTGGATTAGATACATATGGCAAGAAATTCAAACATGGACCTCTACCTTGCACACTGTCTAAAAGTGTTTGATATTTTAGATTAGATGTGAATATGTGTTTTTGTTCTGGTCTGAAACTTGCATAGTCGGCCCTGTCTTTTTGTAATGATACCTCTTCAGGTCTCCAAAAATAACCTAGCATTGTTTGGTTTAGTTTATCAAACTGCGGATACTTGAATACATCATATCTCTGCACGTTTTGATCTGCACCAAAGAACATAGGTTCTTTTGTAAAATCTATATCTTCTCTATTAAAAACTGTTTTTGCCATACCTAATTTAATTATCTATTTTTACCATTTTTTTAATTTAAATTGTACAGGCTTCACACTCGCCATCTTCTAAATCTTGTAGTTGTTCTTCTACTTTAGATTCACCATTTACGTGTGCTTCGCCATTCACGTGTGCTTCACCGTTTACGTGTGCTTCACCATTTACATATTGTTCTGCTTCAATGCCTGATGGTTGTAAGTCTTCTTCTTCACCTTTGAAATCATAAGTGTTTTGATAGTATGATGTTTTCCAACCATACTTGTATGCTGACAACATATCTTGCGCCATAACAGATAGTGGCACTTCGTTGTTTTCATACTGCAAAGGATTATAACTCCAGTTGCCTGATATCGCTTGATCAAAATATTTCTGCATCATAGCAACAATTTTAATATATCCTTCATTGGATCCCATATCCCATAACAAAGTGTAAGCATTTTTTAAAGTAGGATACCCTGGCACAATTTGTTTTAATGGACCTTTTTTACTTTTCTTAATAGAAAGTATTGCTCTTGGTGGTTCAATGCCGTTCGTTTCGTTACTAACAACGGAAGAACTTTCTGATGGCATTTGTGCTGATAATGTTGAATGTCTTAAACCATATTTTGCAATATCTTTTCTTAATGTTTCCCATGCCATACGTTGTTTGTGTGGCACTATTTCGTCAATCTCTTTTTTATAATGGTCTATTGGTAATAATCCTTCTGCATATTTTGTTCTATGGAAGTAATCACATTTACCTTTTTCTTCTGCAACATCACAACTTGCTCTTAACAAGTAATATTGAAATGCTTCTGAAAGTCTATCAACCATTGCCCATGCTTCTTTGTCTGAATACTTAACACCATTCTTTGCTAGATAGTGTGCTAGACCTATGTAACCAATACCTAAAGAACGTCTTGCTTTAGTAGATACTTCTGCCGCCTTAACTGGATAATCCTGATGATCAATTATTTCATCTAATGCTCTCACTGCCAAGTCACATAAGTTTTCTAATTCATCTAAATTTTTAAGGCTTCCTACATTGATTGCTGAAAGAATACATAAAGCAATTTCTCCTTTATCATCATCAATGCCTTGAATAGGTGTTGTAGGTAAAGTAATTTCTTGACACAAATTACTCATAGAAACTTTATCTAAAAAAGAACTGTGACTGTTTGAGTGGTCAATATTCATAATGTACACTCTACCTGTCTCTGCTCTTTCTTTTAACAAGTCTGCGAACAGTTCTTGTGCCGCAATAGTTTTTCTTGGAATGGATTCATCTTTCTCATATTTTTTATATAAAGCATCAAATTTATCTGTGCCAAATGCATCATATAAACCTGGAACTTCATGTGGCGAGAACAAAGTAATATTTTCTTCATTAATGAATCTTTCATAAAACAATTTAGATATCTGTATAGAGTAATCCATTCTTCTTACTCTGTTGTCTTCTGTACCTTTGTTGTTTTTCAGTACAAGTATGTCTTCAATCTCTGGATGCCATATTGGGAAGTGAACAGTTGCATTTCCACCACGCACACCATTCTGTGTACAACATCTCACAGTTGCTTCGAATTTTTTTAGGAACGGAATGACTCCTGTGTGTTGAACCTCTCCTCCTCTAATTTTAGAATTAATACCTCTGATACGTCCTGCATTGATTCCTATACCTGCTCTTCTGGCAACATACAAACCAATTGCCATATCGCTTGAGAAAATTGAAGGTAATGTATCATCACTGTCAACAAGTACACAAGAAGCATACTGCTTGATAGGAGTTCTAACACCTGCCATTACAGGAGTTGGTATATTAATTTTGAATGTTGACACTGCGTCATAATATTTTTTGATATAAGACATCCTAGTTTTTTTAGGATAGTTTGCAAATAATGTTGCCGCAATCATCATGTACATATCTTGTGGTGTTTCATACAATGCACCAGAACTTCTGTCTTGCACAAGATATTTGTCAACCACTTGTCTTAATCCTGCATATGTAAAATCTAAATCTCTATCACGTTTGATCCAAGTGTTTAATTTTTTAATTTCTGATTTATTATATTGTTCGACTATTGTTCTATCATACACACCTAACTTGATATTTCTTAAAACTAATTTTAATAATGGAATATATTCGTATTGTCCGTGTGCTTCTTTTCTTACATCATAAGATAAAAGTCTTGCCGCGGCATATTGATAGTTAGGAGTTTCCAAACTGATAAGATCGTTTGCTGATCTTACTAAAATTTGTTGAATGTCTTTTGTACTCATGCCATCATAGAATTGAATGTTGGCATTTATTTCTATTTGTGAACTTGATACACCTGTTAAACCATCACAGGCTTCTTCAACTACAAAATGAATTTTATCAATGTCAAGAGGTTCTAATCTTCCGTCTCTTTTTTTAACTTGTAGTCTTGATGCGTTTTGGATTTCTTTTTGTTCGACTTGATATTCCATTAAATTCCCTATTCTTTATTTTGTGTATTTATCGTAATTTCTTATATCATGAGTATAATGCAGAATGTAAGTTTTGTCAAACATTGTTTTATTCATTATAGCCATATTGTGTGTGTCTAAAAATTGGTTGTTAAATTCAACAATGTAGTTAAACTTACGGTTGTTGGACTTTTCTTTTGCAATAAAGCAATTATGTATCAAAATATTTTTTTTAGATAAACTATCTGATAATATTAAAGTATAATATAATAGCAGACAAATGTCAAATTGATTATAAAGATTTCTTTCCAATAATTGCCAACCGTCTAACCAAGTGCTTTTGTCGTATGAATCTGTTTTTGTGGTAGTCCTTGGACAGTAGAAATATATTTTTGAAAGTAGTTCTAATGGATCTTCTGAGATTGCAACGTATTCTCTAATTTTATTCCAGTCTATTAAACGTTCTTCGTAGTTGCCAAAAAAGATATTTGGTTTATGCGATACTTCTAACTTTGAACGTGATTGTTGCTGTGTCGTTTGCATTTGGTGTTGGATTAGTTGCCTCAATAATTACTGTTTCTTTATTTGCATTTCCGTCTTCGTCTGATAAACTTACTGCAAAATTTAATCTTGTTGTGTTTGTGTTGTTTGCTGAATCGCCTAAAAAGTCATACTCGTCATTAAGTGTCACTGTGTCTGCGTTTTTGTCTACTGCTATGTCTAATGTGCCTGATCTGAATGCGTTCAATACTGAACTGTTATATGTGTATTCTATTTTAAAATGTTTAGATGTATCTGCTGGTAGTTTTGCTACTCTTGTTGCCGCCAAAAGTTGTCCAACAGTAAATTTAGTTGCGAAAGTTAATGCTCCATTGAACACACCTTGTACTTCAGGAATGTATGCAACACCATTTAGTGTGGCACTGTTTGCCATCAATGCTTCTGTACGAGCAAAGTAATCATCTGATGATGTGTTTCCATTCACATCTAATCTTATTACTGCATGAACCGGACTGGTATCAACACCTGCATCATTTCCTACAAGTACAAAATTATTCTTCTCACTGATATTGCCTTTACCTACTTTAATGTAGATACCATTTTGATTTATGTTAATGAATCTGCTGTTTGTGATTGTGTTATTGATAGGTCCTGTAGCCTGTGCCACTTGACCAATCACTGTGTCTCTTCCGAAGTACACACCAAATCCACAAGTGTCTATTGCTGTGTTATTGAATACATTGTGTAACACATCGTGATTAGAAAGTATTCCGTAAGAGAAACCTTCAATTGTAATTTTTTCAAAACTGTTGTCTTTGGTTGTAACTGGAGTAGAAGTCGCTTCCATTAATATTCCAATCTGTGTATTATTGACTGGAGTTCCTTGTGTCCAAGGACCTTTGATTTTAACATTATTGAATTGACTATTTTTACAACTTGCTAATTTCAAACCTACATTGTTTTGATAACTTTCTAAAGTGATACCTTCAACGTGTAATAAGTTGGCTTGATTTAAACTTGTTGTTTGTGCCGCAATGCCCTCGCCATTAATAGTTTCAAATACAGGAAAGTTTGCTGTTTGTCTAAACACAGTTTTGTCTGCACCGTCTCCTATTAAATTTACATTAGGCGGTAATTTGATACTGTCTGATAATAGATATAAACCTGCATGAATTTTAAGTGTAACTCTTTTCTTTAAGTTATCTGAGTCCATACTGTTTGCGTATGGTAAAAATAATTGATCGATTGCTCTTTGTATTGAAACTGTTTGATCAGTGCCATCACCATTTGCACCAAATGATCTTGCACTTACGATATCATCTAATCTTGATTGTAAACTTCTTTGTATTGGTGTTGCCGCTGAAGCACCTGTTTGAACATTAGAACCATTTCTATAAGTGTATTGATCACTTAAAGTAAAAAGGTTATCATGTTCTGTTAAAACTTTTGAATTTCCTACTGCTGGTGCACCTTCTGATACTGCACCATTACCTATGAATAACTCTTGCGTGTCAACTGCCCAACCTAATTCACCGCCTGCTAGTTGTGGTAATCCAGAACCTTGGTTCTTTCTACCTCTACGAATCTGTATTCTTGATATTGAAACTATTGCCACTTTTTTCTCCTACTATGAGTATTTATCGAGTGTATTGTTATTTTAGAATTGATATTTAATGTGCGTACTTAATATAGTATTCTTCTACTCTTTGCCACCAAAGGTCTTTATATTTTGCATAATTCAATGGTGTTATATCAAACTGTTGGTATGTTAGGTCTCTTGCACACATGAATACGTGACCTTCATTTATCTTTGTGCCATACACTTCATTGTGTGCTTCTGCGTAGGCAACCAATTGTAGGAAGTAATCTTCAATCCATTCTTTCTTTTTGGGCCTATTGGTTTGCTTAAAGTCTATGATACAAGGTGCTCCTTTATATTCTCCCACACAGTCAGTGGTACCTGCATATATTTTTGGAAAGTACAGACTAACTTCACTGCCCCATATTTCATTTACATCTTTTAAAGCATTGTCATAAACTGTTTGAGCCATCTTAAATGCTTGTTGTGAATAAGGATTACTGCCTGGAGTATCCCATTCAGCATTGTTAATATAGTTTTCTATATATTTGTGCATTCTTGTTCCCATACCACTTGCTTCTTTTGTGATACGTTTTGCATTTTCTTCACCTACTCTTTTACGCCATTCAAATAGATGTGTTTTGTCTTTGGTGGAATCTAGTATTGTGGTTACACTCGCTACTGCTAATCCGTCAGGACATTTATAAACACGTTTGCCATC